GTAGACTTTAGTATGTTTGACTTGAGATTAACACCTCCACAAAACTTTGCAGCATACAGACAAGCAGAACTTGATAACAACCGTATTAGCACATTCACAGGCATGGCAGCAATTCCATATATTTCAAATAGATTTGCACTAAAACGTTTCTTAGGACTGAGTGACGAAGAGATTGCCGAGAACGAACGTCTATGGCAGGAAGAAAATGATGAGAATCTAGTTGATCTAGTTGATGACGATATGGCAGGAGAAATGCGTGGTGCAGGACTAAGCGGTGCAGATCTTGCAGGCGACTTAGGCGGTATTGAAACTGACCTAGGCGGAGATGCAGGCGGCATTGACGGCGGCACAGGCGAAGGCGTAGACACAAACACAGAAACAGAATTAGGTGGCGGCGCATCCACTACTTGTTGGTTAACAAAAATTAGTGGGACAGGTCAGACTTATAGTAGCTATATGGACACAGCCACACTCACAAACCAATCAGGTTTCCAAGGAACCCTTGTCTATAGAGTATCATAACCACCCCTGTTGGATCACAGGGTAGTCAGTCCAACCATCACAGGAGAAAACATAGATGGCACTAACGAAAACAGTAAAGAACGACAAAATTGAGGTGCTGAACCAAGGCGATTGGTCTTGCGTTCAAGTCCGCACAGCCACAATCGTGTCAGAAGATGGCGCAGAATTAAGCAAGTCATTCCACCGTCATGTGGTAATGCCTGACGCTGACCTTACAGCAGAGGATGCAGACGTATCTGCGATCTGCACAACCGTGTTCACCCAAGCGGTCAAGGACGCCTACGCCGCACACTTAGCAGCACAGGAGAATAACTAATGGCTGTAACTTTTAACTGGAGTGTAGCAAACACTGAGTACGACACCGCAACAGGCGGTATCACTGTCATTCACTGGCGTTGCACAGGCGTAGACGGAGATCACTCTGCGTCTAGCTATGGCACCACGTCACACGAATACGATGCATCAGATGCAGGATTTATTGCATACGATAGCGTCACAGAGGCAAACGCAATTGAGTGGGCCAAGGCTCAACTAGATGCGGATGCAATTGAGCAAGCTATTGCGGATAAGATTGCCGCAGAGCAAAACCCAACCAGCGCAGCGGGAGTACCGTGGGCTGCTGAATAACTTAGAGGAAAATCAAGATGGCAGATAAACAAGCAACGCCAATCACGATTGATGATGTAGAATACACGCTAGAAGATATGACAGATGAGCAGCAAGCTATGGTGCGTCATATCGCTGACTTAGATCGCAAGATCAACTCAGCCCAGTTTAGCGTGACGCAAATGTCAGTAGGCAAAGACGCATTCGTAAATATGCTAAAAGCCTCACTTGCAGAGCAGCCAGAAGAGGTTGCCGCTGAGTAACTTAGCAGCATATCCAAGCACTAGCCCAGCAAAACGCTGGGCTTTTGCATATTTACGCCAATGTGTTATATTGCGAACAACGCGATGTTAAAGGTACGCCAATGTCTCTCATTGATCTAAACATCCCTGCTGGGGTTTATCGAAACGGAACAGACTTACAAAGCAGGGGGCGCTGGCGTGACGTAAACCTAGTGCGCTGGCATGATGGCATTATGCGTCCAGTTGGCGGGTGGCGTACTCGCTCAAGTAACGCAGGCAATGCGCAACTGCGCGGAATGCAAACGTGGATCGACAACTCAGGCAATCGTTACATCTCATCAGGGACTTACAATAAACTTTATGTTTGGACTGAGGCAGGTTTACGGTATGACATCACGCCAGCGGGACTAACAGCAGGTCGCATAGACGCAGATGCTTTTACTGGATATGGCGGTGGCTTTTACGGCGTTTACGCTTATGGCGTTGCGCGGCCTGACACAGTTAAAATTGACCCCGCAACATCATGGCACTTGCAGCCTTGGGGTGAATACTTGCTGGCCTGTAATTCAGATGATGGCAAAATTTATGAGTGGCAGCTTAACACAGCTACGCCAGCAGCAGTTTTGTCAAACGCACCAACCAGCAACAAAGGCATTGTCGTAACGGAAGAGCGCTTCCTGTTTGCTCTAGGCGCAGGCGGCAATCCTCGTAAGGTGCAGTGGTCAGACCGTGAGGACAACAACACTTGGACACCAGCAGCCACAAACGAGGCTGGTGATTTGGAATTGCAAACCTCTGGTGAGCTTATGGCAGGGCATACAGTTAAAGGTCAAACCTTGCTGTTGACCAGCCGTGACGCGCATGTGGCAAACTATATTGGCCCACCTTATGTGTACGGCATTGAGCGCGTTGGTACGTCATGCGGCCTAGCAGCAGCGCAAGCCTGCGTTGTTGTGGATCAAGGCGCTATGTGGATGGGCGTTAATTCGTTCTACGCATACACAGGTGGCGCTGTGCAAGAAATGCCATGCGATGTGTCTGACTATGTGTTTAACGACATCAACAGACCGCAGATCAGCAAAGTCTTTGCCATGTCAAATTCTATGTTTGGTGAGGTTTGGTGGTTCTACCCAAGCGGCGCATCTATCGAAAATAATCGTTACGTTGTTTACAACTATGTGGAAAACACATGGTACATTGGTGAGCTTGATCGCACGGCTGGTATTGATCGCGGCGTATTCCGTCAGCCTTTGATGATGGATGCTGCTGACTTTAAGGTATACGAGCATGAGGTTGGCTTGGATTATGACGATCTAACGCCATACGCAGAAACTGGGCCAATCTACATTGCAACTGGGGATCAGGTAACAAGCATTGTTGAGATGATCCCTGATGAGAAAACGCAGGGCGATGTGAATGCTACGTTCAAAACAAGGTTCTACCCTAACGGCACTGAGCGAGACTATGGGCCATTCTCTATGAGCAACCCAACAAGCATGCGCTTTACTGGTCGTCAGTTTAGAATGCGCGTAGAGGGCGCAAGATACACAGATTGGCGTGTAGGCAATAACAGGCTTGATGCGATTGCTGGGGGTCGTAGATGACGCAACAGCAACGCGCACCAGAGCCGAAAGGCAATGATTGGCAAGCATGGGGTCGCCGCCTCATGCTGTTTTTAGGTCAAACGCGCTCTGCGCTTGTGCAGCAAACAGGAGATGAAACTGCTGCTGAAGATGGCATTATGATGTGGGATCGTGAGAACTTGTATCCTGTCGTATCCAAAAACGGCGCATGGGTGCAGGTCGTTCTTGAAGATGGACACTACGATGGCACTGTTAGCACAAACCAAACTGCCGCCTCAATAAATACCGCTTATTCTTTAACTTTTACACAAGATTTAGCTGAAGGTATAACAAACGGAACACCCGCTTCCCGTTTGATTGTGGACGAAGCGGGGCAATATTCGGTAACGTATTCTATGCAAATGGCGTCAACATCTGCATCAACGGTTACAATGTGGTTCTGGACAAGAATAAACGGCACAGACATTTCTAAATCTGCAATGGAAAACACCTTGCATCAAAATGGCTCAACGCTTGTTGTCACCAAGAGTGCAATTTTGCAGCTTTCCGCAGGGGATTACATAGAAATTATGTGGGCAACTGATAGCACAAGCGGATATTTAGAAGCCGTTGCCGCGACATCTTTTGCGCCTGCGACACCTTCTGCGACTATATCAATGGTGAGGTTACACGGATGAATGCACATAGTCCGATAGATGAGCTTGCAAGATGCCGCGCTTGGATCGAAGCGGCGCTGGAATATTCTGGCGGCACGCATAACTTTGATGACGTAGCTGAGGGGCTTGCGTCAGGTAAGATGCAGTTGTGGCCTGCGCCGAAGGGGTGCATAGTTACAGAAATTGTGGTATATCCTAGAAAAAAGGTGCTAAATGTGTTTCTAGGTGCTGGAGAATTAGATCAGCTTATGGATATGCATAAAGATGTGATAGCATGGTCTAAAGCGCAAGGATGTGTAGCAGTGACAATAACAGGTCGCCACGGATGGAAAAAACCTTTGACCAAGCATGGCTGGAAGCCTTTGCACACGTCATATGTTAAGGAGATATAATAATGGCAGGCGGTAAAGGCGGGTCAACAACGACAAGCGTTCAAGTCCCTGAGTACATTGAAGAGGCGGCAAAGCGAAATCTGTCGCGCGCTGACACAATTAGCCGTATTGGCTTTGCCCCGTATTATGGTCCTGATATTGCGGCTCAAACGGCAATGCAACAAGCTGCGGCGCAAAATGTTGCGGATACCGCTGGGGCATTCGGGCTAAGGACAACAACTGGTCAAGACACATACGGGATGCCACCGCCGCAGCAGTTTGCTGGTGGCATTCAGGGCTATTCATCAGCGCCACTGTATGAGCAAGCACTTGATGAACTTACAGCAAGACGCCCAGCGCAGGTTAATCTTATAGAAAGCCTGTTTATTGATCCAGTGACGGGTCAAGTGGGTGCCAATGTTGCAGCGCCAATTGATTACACTACTGCGTTTCCAGTAACACCTACCACTACAACAGTTGATACGGGTGGCGGTACAACCACAGGGGCAGTAACTGGCGGCGGCACTGGTTCTGCGCTTTCAACTGCTGAATACAGCGCAAATGTCGATGTCATCCGCGATGCGATTGGCGATCCGACATACAACCCTGCAACTGATGTTTTGACAACTGCAGAGCGTGCAGCAATAGAGCAAAACCCAGCGGCTCAGATTGCTCAAGACACAATTTACATGAACCAGCTTGCCACTGACGCGACAGGTTTGGCAGATGTGCCTGATATGTTGATGGGCAATGAGCCTACGTTTGCAGACCCAAGCAGCACAGGCAGCTACGGTGGCTCTCTCGTAACTGGTGGTTTGAGTGGCGACTTTACGCCAATGATTGGTCTTACTGGTGAAATCCTAGATACTGCTATAGCAAATGTTGCGCCTGAGTATGCTATGGAGCAGCAAACGCAGCAGTTTGCAGAGGCTGCTGGCTCCACTCAAAAAGACGATGGCTCTTACGACATAAGCTCTTGGTTTACGGATACGTCACCAAAGGGTACGGGGACTGGCCCAACAAATACAGCCCTAGCTGACAAGGTTGCGGGCTTCCAAAAAACTTATGATCCGTCAACTTACAATCAACAAGTTGCACCAGTAGCAGGGCCAAGTGAAATTGCTTACGGTGGTAGCTTAGCGGAAGAGACAGGCCTTATTTATTCTGACCTATCGGATGCTGAGTTATGGGATGCACTAGAAAGCGATCCAA